AAACGATGACAAAGTATCTCGACGCTGACGAGAGATTGTCTAATGTTTCAATGAAAATTGAATACTATAATGTAATGCTAAGATACATAGAAGAGATTCTAAAACAAATTACGAATCGAACTTATCAAATCAAAAATAGTATTGAGTTCATGCGTTTCAGTTCAGGACTAGGCTAATGGAAGAAGAAAACTATTATCACCTAGAATTACCTATTGAGGCAGTCCGTATTGTACATACAGGACTATCTCAGGCGGTCGAAAAATGGTCTGGAGGAGATCCTATGGAACAAGAGGATCTACTTGCCATGAGAGATCATTTTTACAGAATTGTTTTAGAACATAGGTTTGAAACTATGTAATAAATACTTGTAGGTGAGAACCTACATGAATGGCTGATTTGACTATAGAAAAGGTAAACGAAGTTTACTTGAAGATTACAACGGAACCCCACATTGAGTATGAACTAAGAGATAAGTTCACCTTTGAAGTTCCTAATAAAAAATTCATGCCTCAGTATCGCAGTAAGTACTGGGATGGATTTGTTCATCTATTCAACATGAAGACCAAGAGAATCTACGTGGGTCTTCTTGATAAGATTATTGCATTCTGTGAGAGTGCAGGATACACTTACAAGTTTTTAAATAACAAGTTCTACGGTCCACCGTTTGAAGTAAATGACTTAGTAAGTCATGGTGGAACTAAAGATTATATGGAAAGTATATCACCTGGGATCAGTCCTCGTGACTATCAGATAGATGGTGTATACGAAGCATTAAGATACAACAGAAAACTTCTCATCTCTCCTACGGGTTCTGGTAAGTCTTTTATGATTTACTCCGTGGTTAGATATCACGTTGCACGTGGTAATAAAATTCTATTGGTTGTTCCGACCACATCTCTTGTAGAACAGATGTTCAAGGACTTCCAACAATATGGATGGGATGCAGAGAATCACTGTCATAGAATATATGCTGGACGTGAAAGAGTCAATACAAACGAAGTCACAATTACTACTTGGCAATCTGTCTATCAGTTAGATCGTAAGTTCTTTGAAGAATACGACGTTGTGATCGGTGACGAGGCGCACCTTTTTAAAAGTAAGTCTCTTATTGGTATCATGGATAAATTGCATCATGCCAAGTATAGATACGGGTTTACGGGGACACTAGACGGCTCTCAGACTCATAAGTGGGTGTTAGAAGGACTCTTTGGTCCATCGTATAAAGTGACCCAAACGAAGAAACTTCAGGATGAAGGACACTTAGCTTCACTTGATATTCAGTGTCTTGTCTTGAAGTATAAACCAAAGAAGTTTGATACCTATGAGGATGAGATACAGTTTCTCATTGGTCATGAGAAAAGAAATAACTTCATCACAAATCTAGTCAGAGATCTAGATGGTAATAGTCTGGTGCTGTACTCCAGAGTGGAGGCTCATGGTGCCATTCTTTTCGACTTAATAAATAAAAAGGTAAGTGAAGACCGTAAAGTATTTTTTATTCATGGTGGTGTAGATGCCGAAGATAGAGAACAAGTAAGGGAGATCACTGAAAAAGAAAAAGACGCTATCATCGTTGCATCTTACGGAACATTCAGTACTGGTATCAATATTAAAAATCTACACAATGTAATATTTGCCTCTCCATCCAAATCTAGAGTAAGAAACTTACAAAGTATTGGTAGAGTCCTACGTAAAGGCAAAGATAAAGTCAGTGCAAAACTTTATGATATTGCAGATGACTTAACAATCGGATCAAGAAAGAATTACACACTGAATCATTTTATTGAAAGAGTGAAGATATATGTTTCAGAGCAGTTCAACTATGACATTTTTACTATCGACATAAAAGAATAAGGAGAACGTATGATTGAAGACGATTTTTACGCAACAATCAAACTCAAATGTGGAGATGAGATATTCTGTAAGGTGGCAGCATCTGAAGAAGATGATCGAACAATGTTACTTGTATCTTATCCTATCTGTGTTCAACCTATTAAGACGAGAGGATCAGTTACTGGATACAAGTTTGAACCATGGTTAAAGACTTCTAATGAAGATCTTTTCCTGATCAACTTAGATGAAGTTCTCACGATGTCTGAATCAGAGAACATTGAAATGATTATGAACTATCAAGACTACATTAGAAAGAGTAACCAAGGTAACTTTGCAAAGTTAGATCGAAGAATGGGTTACTTAGGAAATGTAAGAGATACGAAAGAAGTCTTAGAGAAGTTATACAAGTCCTCTTGATATAACCTATACTATTCTTATCTTCGGGGACAAGCCTAGTCTATACGACTTTCATCACCTTGTCAACACTTGATATCTCTGGTATAATTAAAACAACAAAAAGAACTGTTATGCCTAAACCCAGAAATGCAGAACACTATGTAAATAACAAAGAGTTTCTGAATGCCCTTGAGAACTATTTCGCCAGAGTTGAGAAAGCAAAACTCAATGATGAACCGAAACCAGAAATTCCTCGTTACATTGGTGAGTGCTTTCTGAAGATTGCAAATCATTTGTCATATAAACCAAACTTTGTGAACTACATGTTCAAAGATGACATGATCTGTGATGGTATCGAGAACTGTGTAAGATATATCCATAACTTTAATCCTGAGAAGTCGAAGAACCCTTTTGCATACTTCACTCAGATCATCTATTACGCATTCCTGAGAAGGATCTCTCAAGAGAAAAAACAGTTAGAGATCAAGAACAAGATCCTTGAGAAGACTGACTTCGATGAAGTCTTTGATGCCAATGATCTTGACATGGGTAACTACTCTGATTATAATAGTATTAAGGATACCGTTCATCAAAAACTGAGAAATTCATGATTGGAAAACTTGACCCCGAGGAACATGTTATGGATGAGTCCGTGATGTATCCTGGGAAGATGCTTGGACAACTTGCCATTGTATTGGAAAAACTAGGATGGGAGTATGGTGATGAGGTTGATGTAGAGATTGGTGGTACTCAAGTCTCTGGTATTGATGTTGGTGAGGAGTATAACAAGAAGTGGCAGTCACCTCTTGGTACTCGTAAGTACAACAAAGATGCTTTTATCATCATCAAAAACCAGTCACGTAGAGATCTGACTAAATCACAACCTTTCCCCGAAGGTGAGTTCAAACCCCAACATCCACATGAAAGTAGCGATAATAAGTGATACCCACTACGGGGCAAGAAAAGGTTCTAAACTCTTTCACGATTACTTTGAAAAATTCTACAACGATGTCTTCTTTCCTACAATAGACAAAGAAGGTATTACCACTGTCATTCACATGGGTGATGCTTTTGATAGTCGAAAGGGTATTGAATTCAAGTCATTGAAGTGGTCGAAGAGAGTTGTATTCAATCCTCTCAAAGAACGTGGTATCAAGATGCATCTCATGGTTGGTAATCATGATGCATACTATAAGAACACGAATGAAATCAATGCTGTTGATCTTCTCCTGAAAGAATATGATAATGTTGAGGTTTATTCTTCTCCTACAGAAGTATCTGTGGGTG